TAGAAACTCCTTCATTGGAGCAGTAGAAAAAGATGATTGCTGTTCTTAAAACGCTGCCATCTCCAATTAAGTGGGTGTCTATGATATGGCCAATCCCAACTAGGACAAAAATAAGCACCTTTTTAAAGATGCCTCGAAAGCCAACCTCACTTGATAGAGTTTTATCTACAATGGCACACATAACCCCTGTAATATAATCAGCAACCATTAGTGCTACTAGGGCATATAAAAAGCCATCCAAGCCCCCTACAAACCAACCTAGAAAACCTCCAAATGCAGTTAGGGCAACTTGCACCCAGTTCCATATTTCCTTCATAAAAGTTCCTCCTTAAATTTAAAATTTGATATAAAAAAAGGAGCACCTGCTAAATTGCAGATACTCCTCAGTTTCTATTTATATTTGTTTTGGCAGTGCCTCCCAGACCCTCATATCTTCTTGGCCTAAAGACCAGATAGCAATTCCTCTAAGCTTCCACCTATAAGCTGCTTCATTGGCCCAATAGACTAAACTGTCCACATCTTGATAGTAGAGAATAGAGAAGCCATCAGCGTCTCCTAAAAACAATCTAGAAAGCCAGATGTTTATATCTTTTGGAATAATCTTAACTGTATAGTCATTGCCACAACTTAATGGGAGCAAGGCAGAATGGAAAAAGTCATAGTCCATTGATAAATCCTCACTTCTTGTAGCTGATTCTTCCACATCACTATTAAGAGTAAAGACTTGAAATTCATTATCCCAAGTCACACCACTTCTTGAAAGCCTGCCATATTCAGTCTTGGATCCATCTGGAAAGACTAAATCAAATCTTTCATAGGGCTCATAGGTCCAAGCATCACCAAGTCTTAACAGCTCTGAAATAATAGGACCCTCCGATTTAATGCCTGCATAACCTCCAGTAAAAGAAGATAGGTTGACAGTAAAACGAAGGCTATTACTAGCTCCAGAATATACTCTTACTCGATTTCCTCTGATTCTCATTTCAATGGTGTACATATTAGGACTTGAGCGGAGGGAGGAGGAAGCTGTTCTTTTAAATTCAGTATTATAGCTTCCTAAAAGTGAAGAGCCTTTGTATAGCTCTATCCTCTGAGTGCTGTAGTTAAAACAACAAAATACATCTCCGCAGAATATCCCTGCCTTGCCACTGGTACTTTCCTTAAAAGCAATTCTAGCCCTTAAATGAACATCCTTAAAGTTACTATGGTTCCAGGCCAATTCTCCTGAACCTTCCAGCTGGGAATAAGGCCTATCGGCTGTGCTTTCAGGGTCCTGCCAAACTTCCCAACTACCACTTAGAATATCCCAGTAGCTAGATGGCAGTGGATTGGGATCCCTAAAGTCCTCATACCAAATTAATGCTGAGTCGGGTTTTCTCCTTAAGACTTCAGTTGTTAATTTAAAACCTCTATCTGGCTCTGCCATATTTCCATTTACATCTTTAAACATCCTAGGTGAAAGGGTAAACTCAGCTTCTCCTGCAGAAAGTTCCTCTTCAAATTTAGAGCAGACCCTAAAGCCAGAGAAGATAACACCAGGAGTGCTACTACTTATGCTGACAGCATGACTTCCAGCCGAAAGAAAGACACTAGATGCTAAAGATAGCCAACAGCTAGTTCTCCAGTAAGGCCACCAGAGCCTATTTTCATTGAAGCTTTTACTAACTCCGTCTAAGGATACTTTGATATTGTTTTTATCCCTTTACATAAACTTTTATGCATTTTTACATTAATTTCTGTTTTAAAATCTTTTAATTTATGGATAAACATTAAAAATGTAGGGGTAGGGGGTTTTTATATTGACACCATCGCATTAAAGGTTGTACTATAGGTATGATAAATAAAAAACTTTAAACTTTTACAATGTATATTTTAGTTAGTTTGTATAAATTTAAAGTGTAGCGATGCATTTTTAAGCACAGTCTAATGTGTGTTGATTATTTAAAATTTTTATAAATAGAGGTGGAGAAATGGGAACTTATGTTTTATCCCTTGACCAAGGTACAACTAGCTCAAGAGCGATAGTTTTCGACAAAAAAGGCAATGTTGTTGGAAAGGCGCAAAATGAGTTTACCCAAATTTATCCTGAGGCTGGCTGGGTTGAGCACGACCCTATGGAAATTCTTTATAGCCAGTTTCAATCAATAACAGGAGTTTTAGCTTCGCAGATTGTAAATCCTAAAGATATCGCGTGTATTGGTATCACAAATCAGCGTGAAACCACTATCGTTTGGAATAAGGAGACTGGAAAACCTATCTACAATGCTATTGTTTGGCAATGTCGAAGGACTGCAAGTATGTGCGAAAGACTAAAAGATGAAGGGCTTGGCGAATACATTCGTAGCAAAACCGGCCTTGTTGTTGATGCCTATTTTTCTGCAACAAAAATCAAGTGGATTCTTGACAACGTCCCTGGGGCAATGAGTTTGGCAGAACAAGGCAAGCTGTTATTTGGAACTGTTGAAACATGGCTTATTTGGAACCTAACAGGTGGTGCATCTAGCCCAAAAACTGCCGTTCATGTTTCTGATTATTCTAACGCATCTCGTACAATGCTTTTTGATGTTGACAATCTTTGTTGGGATAAAATGCTTTGCGAAAAAATCGGAATTCCAATGAATATGCTTCCAGAAGTTGTTCCATCAAGTCAAGTTTATGGCAAAGTTGCTCCAAACATTATAGGTCTTGAAGCGCTTGAGGGAGTGCCAATTAGTGGTGCTATCGGTGACCAAACTGCTGCTCTATTTGGTCAAGCTTGCTTTAAAGCCGGTATGGCTAAAAACACATACGGTACTGGCTGCTTCTTGCTTATGAATACTGGGGATAAAAGAGTTAAATCAAAAAACAATTTGCTCTCTGGCATTGCTTGGGGTATTGGTGATAAAGTTGAGTACGCAATCGAAGGTAGTGCTTTTAACGCTGGTAGTGTTATTAAGTGGCTTCGTGATGAATTACATATAATTGATAGTGCTGCTCGCTGTGACGAACTTGCAAAAAGTGTTCCTGATGCCAACGGTATTTATATGGTCCCCGCCTTTACAGGTCTTGGCGCACCTTACTGGGATATGTACGCTAGGGGTTGCATTGTTGGACTAACTAGAGGTGTTAACAATGCGCACATTTGCCGTGCTGTGCTTGAGAGCATTTCATTTCAAGTTGTTGATCTTTTAAACGCAATGAGTGAAGACTCTGGTATTGAGATTTTTGATGTGCGTGTTGACGGTGGTGCAAGTGTAAGTGATATTTTGCTCCAAATTCAATGTGATATGTTAGATGTTGAAGTTAACCGTCCAAAAATTGTTGAAACAACTGCTTTGGGTGCTGCTTATCTTGCAGGTCTTGCAGTTGGTGTCTGGAAAGACCAAGAGGAAATTGCAAACAATCGTGAGGTTGACAAAATCTTTACTCCAAGCATCGATCCTGCAAAAAGGGATAAGCTATATGCTGGTTGGAAAAAAGCTGTTACAAGAGCAATGAACTGGGAAGATCAAGAATAAGTCGGCCCGTTTATTATATTTCAAAATACTTTTTAGGAGGAATTTGTATTATGGCAAACAATGTTGTAGATTTTGAAACACTAGTAGCATTTATGACTGACGCTTTTGTTGGTGTTGGTGTTCCACGCGAGGACGCAGCTATTTGTGCTGATGTTCTTGTTGAATCTGATAAGAGAGGCATTGAGTCTCACGGTGTTAACCGCTTTAAACCAATCTACATTGATAGAATTAATGCCGGTATCCAAAATCCAGTAACAAACTTTGAAATCATCAAAGAAACTGCAACAACAGCTGTTGTTGATGGCCACGACGGTATGGGTCAAGTTATTGGTTACAAGGCAATGGAAATGGCAATCAACAAAGCAAAAGAATATGGTATGGGTATGGTTGCTGTTAGAAATTCTTGTCACTACGGTATTGCTGGATACTATGTCTCACAAGCTACAAAAGAGGGATGTATCGGTATTACAGGTACTAACGCTCGTCCATCAGTTGCTCCTACTTTTGGTGTTGATGGAATGTTCGGTACTAACCCACTAACACTTGGTGTTCCAACCGATGAGGATTTTGACTTTGTACTTGACTGTGCAACTTCAATTACACAAAACGGTCGTATTGAATACTTTGAAAGAATCAACAAAGATGTGCCTGCAGGTACAATAATTGGTAATGATGGCGCTCCTGTTGAAGGTTCTGCAAGCGACGCTCTTAAGCGTATTCGTCAAGGCACAGCAGCTCTTGCAACTCTTGGTGGTATTGGTGAAGACCTTGGCGGTTACAAGGGATATGGCTATGCAATGTTTGTTGAGCTTCTCTCAGCAATCCTTCAAGACGGTAACTACTGTAAAGATCTTGACGGTAAAGATAAAGATGGCAAACTTGCACCTTATCATCTTGGTCATTTCTTCATTGCTATTGATACAAACCACTTCCTCGGTGAAGAGCTTGCAAGGAAAAAAGCAGGCGATATCGTGCGTGAGGTTCGTAACTCAACTGTAGCTCCAGGTGAAGATAGAATCTACACAGCTGGTGAAAAAGAGTGGGATGTATGGCTTTCAAGAAAAGACTCAGGCGTTCCAATCAACGATGCAGTTCAAAAAGAGTTTAACAAAGTTAGAGACGAGCTTAAGCTTGACTATAAATTCCCATGGGAAGACTAATATAAAAGGAGTTTTTACTAATGGATTATGCAACCGAATCACTAAAAAAGCACTACGAATGGCAAGGTAAGATTGAAGTTGTATCTCGCGCTAAGGTTGATAACAAAGAGGCTTTGTCTCTTGCTTACACGCCTGGCGTTGCACAACCGTGCCTAGAAATTCAAAAAGATATAAATAAATCATTCGAGCTTACACGCCGTTGGAACACTGTTGCTGTTGTAACAGATGGTACAGCTGTTCTAGGTCTTGGCGATATCGGCCCTGAAGCTGGTATGCCAGTTATGGAAGGTAAGTGTGTTCTTTTCAAGGAGTTTGGCGATGTTGATGCTATCCCTCTTTGCATTCGTTCAAAAGATGTTGACGATATTGTAAAGACTGTTCAACTTCTTGCTGGAAGCTTTGGCGGAATTAACCTTGAGGATATTTCTGCACCTCGTTGCTTCGAGATTGAAAAGCAACTCAAAGAGACTTGCGATATTCCAATTTTCCACGATGACCAACACGGTACAGCAATCGTAACTGCAGCTGCTGTTATTAACGCTGTTAAGCTTGCTGAGAAAAAAATCGAAGACTGCACAGTTGCATCATTCATAATAAATACAGCATTTTTTCTATAAGGAGCCTTTAAGGAATAAACTAAATCAATAATCTCATCTGCGGTAATAGCCGTAGCGGAAGCAGCGGTTACCCCAAGCTGACCACCAGCAGTAGCATGAAATATTCCTGTTGGCTTTCCATCTCCATCACCAACTATAAATGCTTCTTCCTCCTTGGCACCAATTCTTCTAGCAAACTCAGTAGCTATATAATTTTCAATAGAGAAAACACTATCATTTAAAAGTTCATCAGATACTTTAATCATTGTTCCAAGCTTATAGGCTCCAATAGATGTTTGTCCAAATACAGAGTCGCTTTCTTCAAAGTCCTCTCCTTCATCAAGCCAGGCTGCAGATCCTTTGGTTACCACAACTGGAATCTTCCTATCACCGCTGGAAGTCTTGATAACTTTAGCTAGCTTTCTAAAGATGTTTTCCTCTTCAAGCGTAGTAATAAGAGTTCTTTCAAACTCATCTGGTGCCAGATATCCACCTTCAGAATCTTCCCCAATGGAAAGAGAATTATAAATTTGGTTGCTTGGGTTTTTCATTCTCATAGCATTCCAGAATGCACTCTTATATTCATCTGAAGCTCGACCTGTCTTTTCTTCCTCATCCTTCATACCAGGCTTGGAGGATATAGGAGAGGAAGTAGGCTTGGATAGTTCTAAATCGATTACAGCCTGTCTTTCAAGCCTCTTTATTTCTTCACCTAAGTTCATTACATCTTTTTCCATTCTTTCATATGTGGCAGTATCTTCAGCTGAAAGAAGCCCATTTTCATTTCTTCTTGAATCTAAAAAAGCTTTAGTTGATTCCCAAAGCTTAGCTCTTTTTTCTCTAAGTTCAATTATTTTATTCATTCTATAAAACCTCCATTTATTTTTTAATTAGATTTAATCTAGTCATAAGCTCCTTATGAGAAGTGCCAGTTTCATTTTCTGGTTTCTTTTCTTCTTCTATTTTTGGGAACTTACTTCTTAATGAGTTAACAACTGCTACTTTTTCAAAGATGAAGCCATTAGAAACATGGAGATCAGCATCTGCTTCCTCATATAAAACCTTGTTAGCAAATCCCAGTTCCACTGCCTTTTTAGCACTCATCCAGGTTTCCATATCCATCATTTTGGATATTTTTTCTCTAGAAAGTTTGGTTTTGACCTCGTAAGCATTGATGATGCTTTCTTTAACCTCTGCTAACATTTCCCTAGCCTTTACCATATCTGCTTCTTCACCCCAAATAAGGGTGGAAGGATTATGGATCATAAGCATGGCCACAGGGGACATTGAAATTTCATCGCCTGCCATAGCTATAACAGAAGCAGCAGAAGCGGCTAAACCATCAATCTTTACATTGACTTTCCCTTTATACTCTTTTAGCATGTTGTAGATTTGGCTGGCTGCAAAGACATCTCCACCAGGGGAATTGATCCAGACAGAAATATCACCATCTGATTCCATAAGTTCTGCTTTGAACTTTTTAGGAGTAATATCATCATCAAACCAGCTATCCTCTGCAATATAGCCATCAAAGTATAGGGTCCTTTCACCATCTTCATTCTTTATAAAATTCCAAAACTTCTTTATTTTCATCACCTCCATTATTATTTGCATAAGCTCCAACATCTTTAAGTTTGAGCATATTGCCATTAACCATATATGTGTTTCCACCTTCATCCAGGGGTATAGGGTTCATATTCTCTAAGGCTCTTACATCATTGGGGGACATAAAGCCATTTTGAATACCGATAGAATAACCACGCATTCTAGATTCGTAGTCACCCCTAAGGAGGCCTTCCACCACAAAGGATACAAAGTATTTCTCTTTTTCAGAGTCTGAGAAAAGTGCCTTGTTTATTGACTGCTCTATTCTGACCAGCCAAGGTCTAATTGTATGGACCACAAAGCTAATCGACTGATGTTCTATGTTAGAAAATGTAGCCCTTTCTAAATCACCGACCAAGTGTGGTGGAACTCTGAATATCCTGCATATTTCCTCAGTCTGATATTTCCTGGTTTCTAAAAACTGAGCTTGCTCAGGTGGAATACCTATTGGAGAAAACTTCATTCCTTCTTCAAGAACAGCAACCCTATGGGCATTTGATGTACCTTGATAGACTTGATTCCAACTATCTCTAATTCTGTGAGGATCTTTTACAACTCCAGGATGTTCTAAAACTCCACCAGGGTTTGCTCCATTAGCAAAGAACTTAGCACCATATTCTTCAGTAGCCAGTGCCATACCAATCGCATTTTTAGCCATGGCAATTGGGGAGTATCCAATAAGTCCATCAAACCCTAAACCTGGTATATGAAGCACCTCTGTATTTCTTAAGAGGTAATCCCTTCCTTCACTGTTATAGACATAGTAGATTTCACCATTTTCGCTTCTTTCCACCTTCATCTTGTCTGGAAGTAAAGGATATAAGGCTACCACTTTGCCATGGCCATCCCTTATTATTTGCGAGTAGGAATTTCCCCATAATAAAAGATGACCCATCATTGTCTCTCTAAAGACAAATGAAGTCATCTCAGGATTAGGGGAATCTGAAAGAAGATAATATATTGGATGATCCCTTGCTTTTTCTTTCCCACTTTCAGTATTCATATAAGTGTGAAGCGGTAAAGAAGCTATTGTTTCAGCTAGTATTCTAACACAAGCATATACAGCGGTGGTTTGCATGGCTGTTCTTTCATTAACCGTTTTCCCACTATTAGTAGATCCAAAGAAAAAACTGTAAGTAGAACCGAATAAGCTATTTTTGGGTTCAGCCCTTGGTTTAAATAATCTTGAAAATATATTTATATGATCACCTCCTTAAAAATGAGCAATGCCATATAAAATGGCATGAAAAAAGCACCTCTTGTGAGATGCTAGATTAAGCTATATTTTATAATTATAAATAATTCTTACAATAATTGATTCTTTCCCATGATTCTTGACGTTGTAAAGGGTGGCGTGGGTTGCCAGAAGTTGTTAGTGTTCCAAAATGAAATATCTTTACACCCAAGCTATTAAGCAAGTTTATTATACTTTCCTTACCATTATTTAAAACTTCATATTTTAAATCTCCCCATGCACCCCATACTTCTTTGACATTGTGTTTTACAATGTAATCTCTAAGATATCCTAAGTTGATTTTTGCTAATTTTTCATTATACTTACCTAGATTAACTGCATCCGTTGCTCTTTCTGGATAAGTATTAAAGACTATCCAGCCATCATAATTTAATTTTGTGCTAATATTAATGATTCGATTTATAGTTCTATCACTTTTGTCATCTCTAGCAGCAGATGGATTCATACAAATTGCAATTAGCGGATTTAATCCTTGTTTTCCTATAATATAACGATAAGGTTTATATTCATTAGGTATTATTAAATTAGGTTCTTGGTTTTTTGGGTATTCCACAGTGTTTTTCGTAACTTTTACACTCATTAACACATCACCTCTTTTTTAATTATATCATAGAATAATTAAAACATCAATATCCCTCTTTCATCATATACACTACCAGTATTTGTACCATCGTTTCTCAAAGCTCTATCAAGTGCCATTATTGTTGCTACAGCACCATCTATCTTTTCAGAGGACTTTTCCTTATCTGGCTTAACATTTCCAGCAGGATCAGTTCTTACAAAAATATTATCCATCATCCAACGAAGGACTGGATGACCACCATGGGCTAATTTTTCTTCTAAGGTAAGTTTCATTAATTCTTTTGTTGGAGGGCTCATATCTTTAAAGCCTTGACCAAAAGGTACAACTGTAAAACCCATAGCTTCCAAGTTTTGAGTCATCTGAACAGCACCCCATCGGTCAAAGGCGATTTCTCTAATGTTATAGTCCATGCCTAATTCTTCAATAAAACTCTCTATAAAACCGTAGTGAACAACATTGCCATCGGTGGTTTTAATAAAGCCTTGCTTTTCCCATAAATCATAATTAACATGATCCCTTCTAACTCGAAGATCAATATTTTCTTCTGGTATCCAAAAGTATGGAAGGATACTGTATTTATCATCCTCATCTTCTGGGGGGAATACTAAAACAAAGGCTGTTATATCTGTAGAAGAAGATAGGTCAAGGCCGCCATAGCAAACTCTACCTTTTAAATCATCGGGGTCAACTTTAAATGCACAGGCATCCCATTTGTCCATAGGCATCCAACGTACTGCTTGTTTTACCCATTGATTTAGTCTCAATTGCCTAAAGCTATTTTCTTCAGCAGGATTTTGCCTAGCTGATTCAAAAGCTGCTTTAACCTTATCCATAGTAACTGTTATTCCAAGTGAAGGATTCGCTTTCTTCCAAACCTCTGGGTCTGTCCAATCATCATCCATATCTGCACCATAAATAACAGGGTAGAAAGTAGGGTCAGTTTTTCTTCCTTCAAGTAAATCAACAGCTTTTTGATGAACTTCCCAGCAGATGCTATTTTGATTATCTCCAGCAGTGGTAATAAGAAAATAAAGTGGCTGGGTTCTAGCATCACCACTTCCTTTAGTCATAACATCGTAAAGCTTTCTATTAGGCTGTGTATGAAGCTCATCAAATACAACTCCATGGGTATTAAAGCCATGTTTATTTTTTACATCAGCAGACAGGACTTGATAGACACTTCCTGTCGGCTGATAGATTAATCTTTTCATCGAATCTAAAATTTTAACCCTTTTAGCTAAGGGGGGACACATTCTAACCATATCGGCTGCAACATTAAAAACAATAGAAGCTTGATTTCTGTCTGCAGCACAGCCATAAACTTCAGCCCGTTCTTCACCATCACCACAGGTAAGAAGGAGAGCAATAGCTGCAGCAAGTTCTGATTTTCCCATCTTCTTTGAAATCTCAACATAAGCTGTATTAAATTGTCGATAACCATTAGGTTTTATAGTTCCAAATATGTCTCTTATAATTTGTTCTTGCCAGTCTATTAATTCAAACTGTTTCCCTGCCCATCTACCTTTAGTATGGGTAAGAGCTTGAATGAATGAAACAGCATAATCAGCGGCATCTTCATCATAGACTGAATCTTTGGCCATGAATTTAGTTGGCTTATAATTTTTTAGTTTTCTAATTAGAGACGCCTCCTTTCTAAAATAAAAAGGACTATCGATTTGAATAGTCCTTAAAAACAAGTTTTCCAATTCTGAAATGGGGTAGGAATTATTTTTTGAATTTCCCAGTCATTATAAAGTGTACATATTCAGCTTTATGATCTTCTAGGAAAATAACTAGTTCATAAAACTTTCGTTCATTTGCTTCATATTGAACTCTTTTAATATCAAACATATTGGTAACTCCACTATCTCTAATTGATAATATTTGATCCCTAATCTTCTCGATCATTGGTAGTTCCAGCCCTTTCTACAGAATCTTCTAAAGCGGTACGAAGTGTTTCTATATCAAAGTTTTGTGCCTTATATCCATCATAGATAACTGAATAATAATACATACTAGGCTGACCTAGAGGTTTACCTTCATTCATAATATAGGCCATTGCTTTTACATTTCTTCCGTTTAGCTTTACTTTGACATTTTCCTTTCGATAGAGGAAAGGATAACCTTCATATCTATCAAGGGCTTTTTCATCGGTTGCAGTGATTTCCCAGATAAGTACTGGGACTTTACTATCTTTAGAAGGTTCAACAGTAGCAACTGCACTACCGTGACCACCTCTAAATAAAAGTTTGAAACCCTTAAGTTCACTAGCTCCTACAAGTTTTGCAGTTGGGCATCTGTTTGCCATTTGAGGTAGGTTTAAATTTGAACCGTAAGCTACATAAAGTTTTTTATCCATTCTAAATCTTCCTTTCTCTTGCCACAGTTTCGCCTGTGTTGGCTTTTTATTTGAAGTGGGTACATTTACCCCTTCTACCAGCTTAAGAGGGGGAAGTCCCCCTCGTGGCTTTTAGCAGCCGCTATTCTCAAGCGGATTCACGAAACCTCCAAGCTGCAGAGCCTTCTAGGTGTTTACAAAGGTGCTCTCTTGGGTTTTTAAAGTCATCTCCTATGAAGCCGATTCTAGTAAGCCAGGTTCTCATTGCAAATTTTGGATTTTCTATCTGTGGCTTTTTGCTGCTGGCAAACTTCTGTGTTAAGGCCTGCTCATTCATGGCCAAGCTTAAAAGGATGTAGGTTCTTATTTTCCCAGCATGGAGTGTTCCATTAAAGCCTCTAAGCTCTACAGTTCCCACTCCGTTGAAAAAGCTGTGTAAGTTCAGGAAGTGGTATCTGCTGTCATGGTAATGCCTCTCCCTACTTTGGTAGTAGCCTTTGTACCAAATATCTTCTATTTGTTTAAAGCTGGTGGGCTTTTTCTTGTTCATTTCCTTTACTAGGCTTTCATCCATCTTTTTGCAGTATCTCATTCTCTCTCTTTCAATCTCCAGGCTAGTGTAGAGGAGGTCATTTCTTGAGTAAATAATATTCAAGAAGTTTCTCAAGGACCTAGGAGTATGATCGCCTCCGTTTAGGTGTATGTGGATTCCTGTTGTTTTGTTGGCAAAGCCTCCAGCTTTTCTTATTTTTCTTACTAACTCCTGAAGGCTTTCAATGTCCTCCTTGTAGCTTAAAATCGGGCTAACAATCTCAACGCTATATTCATTAGTTGCTGGTACTTTTTGTCCATTAACTCTTTTCTGACATCTTATGCTGCCGTCATAAACTACTTGCCAGGCTCTTCCGTCAGCCGCTGTTACCTTGAAGTCTCTACCGTTTTGCCTTGAAGTTCCTTCAAGATGTTCTGCTATTATTTTTGCTGCTTTCCTCCTTGTAATGCCTGTAAATTCAATTTCAATTCCAAAGTTTTTAGTAAGCATTCCTTTGTCCCCTTTCTGGTGTTTTTTGTTACATACATATATCACTCAGAAGGGAATATATAGCAAGTACTATTTTCACTATAAATACAGTATTTTCAAGGGTTTCAACTTGTTTTTAATCTTTGCTTTTCCTAAATAAATCCTCTCCATAAACTAATCCTAAAGAGCTGCCTTTGTCCCAATTTACATGGATAGTAGCCATGTCATCAATGAAGGCAACTGTTCCTTTATCGCCAGCTTTTAAAGTTGTATAAGGGTCATCCATTTTGATAAGCTCAACTCTAGTTCCTTTTGGGAAATCTTCCTTTAGTTTTTTTAATCTTTCATAGCTAATTTCTTTCATAGTTTTATGCCTCCTTGCTTGCTGGAAGTCCATTTCTAAATGCAGAGCTTCCTTCAAGCTTTGATAGTAGAAACTTTCTATGCTCCTTATAATCTGCTCCTACCATACCAAGTCTAATTAGCCAGGTCCTAAAACTATATTTGTCATTATCAGTTTCAACTTGCTTAGAAGTTGCATATTTTAACTCTTTAGCTTTCTTAATTAGAAGGCTTAGGAATTCTGATGATATTTTTATGTCTCCTTTAATAAATTTAAAGGTAATTTTTTCATCTTCGAAGGAGATGCCTTTGCAATTGTTCTCATTAATAAGTTTTAAAATCTCATCCAAGTCTTCAAGACTAGAAATTGCGTCAATTACTTCTTTCTCTACAATAGTATCTTCAAGTGCATAAACTTTTTTAATTAAAGGCTCCTTGCTATAAATCATATTTAAAAGATTTCTTATAGACCGAGCATCGTGGCCTTCTAGGGGGAAGGCAATCTCTATCTGAGTAAACTCATCTTCTAAACTAGTTTCCTTTATTTGTTCTAGTGTCATTTCATCACCTGCCTTATTTAGGATCTTTCCTTCTCTAGTTACAGTAAACTCTCCAATTTCATAAGCAAAGCTGGGAACTCCCAGGTATTTTGCCTTCAGTCCTAAATGCTTGCTTAAAGCATTTACTAATTCTTTTCTATCCATTAAAAATCCCTCCTTTATGTGGTACTACATATATCACTCAAAGGAGGAATAATAGCAAGTTATATCGAATTTTCAGCCAAGGGTTTATACCTAATCCTTTTTTAAAGGCCTGTGTGGGCCTTCTGTGGCCTCGTATTTTCGCTAATCCTTGGAAATATCAGTGTAGGCCAGCTTTTTCCCATTTCTTAAAAGATATACATCATCTGAACTTCCTACTTGTTCAATGTATCTTTTCACAATAACATCCGTGTATTTCTCATCTAGTTCTATGGTGTTACATATCCTATCTGTTTGCTCACAGGCAATCAGGGTGGAGCCTGAACCGCCAAAAGGATCCAGTACTATAGAATTAGTTAGGCTAGAATTTAAAATAGGATAGGCTACCAAGGCAACAGGCTTCATTGTAGGATGGTCTTTATTTTTTTTGGGTTTTTCAAATTCCCAGATAGTAGTTTGCTTCCTATCAGAATACCAGTTGTGCTTGCCTTTGTTTTTCCAGCCAAAGAGGACTGGTTCATGTTGCCATTGGTAGGGAGACCTACCAAGGACCAGAGATTGCTTCTTCCAGATACAGGTGCCAGACAAATAAAAGCCTGCATCAGAAAAAGCCTTCCTAAAATTTAAGCCTTCAGTATCAGCATGAAAGACATAAATTGATGCATCCTTGGCCATGACAGCTTCCATCCCTTGAAAGGAAGAGAGGAGGAAGTTATAAAAGGCATCATTTGCCATGTTGTCATTTTTAATCTTTCCTGCAGTCCCCTCATAATTAACATTGTAGGGTGGATCAGTAACAGTTAAGTTGGCAAGCTTTCCATCCATTAAAGTTTCATAGCTTTCTATTTTAGTTGAATCTCCACATAAAAGTCTGTGCCTTCCAAGTAGCCATAGGTCACCTAGTTTTGAAAGGGCAGGTTTTTTAAGTTCTTCTTCAACATCAAAATCATCTTCTTTAATATTATCTTTAAGAGTGTCTTTAAAAAGGTCATCAAGCTCTGCAGGATCAAAACCAGTTAAAGAAACGTCAAAATCTACGCCTTGTAAATCTGTGATTAATAGCATTAGCTTTTCTTTATCCCAATCACCACTAACCTTATTAAGAGCAATATTTAAGGCCTTTTCATTTTCCTCATCCATATCAACTACAACGCAGTCGATTTCTTTTTGTCCCATTTCCACAAGAACCTTATATCTTTGGTGACCGCCTATAATATGGCCAGTCCTTTTATTCCATAGAACTGGTTCCACATAGCCAAAGGTAAGAATAGAGTTCTTTAGCTTTTCATACTCAGGATCTCCTTGCTTTAAGTCCTTTCTAGGATTGTAGGGAGCAGGGTTTAATTTTTCTATTTTTATTTTTTCAATTTTCATTTTATCCTCCAAATAAAAAACACGCTTAAAATATAAGCGTGTTTTGTTATAAATCTACTCTTTATAAATCTACTCTTTAAAAATATCCCAATTGTTGTAATATCTTCGCATATTTTTATCTATCTCTCTTGATTCAATAGGAGTACCATCTCTATTTACTCTAAAATAAAAATGTAACTTCCTATTTGCATCATATGCCTTATCTTCAAACTCATTAATTAAATCTTCTCTAGCGAAAATAAAATAGTGAAATTTACTTTCTTCATCCTCTACAGCAAAAACAAAATAAGAAAGATCAGTGTTTTCAATTTCCTCTTCAAACAATGTATGCCATCCTGAGCATAAAACATCTTCATTGCTTATATATGAACGGCTATAAGAGACTTTTACATTTTTGTTTTCTTCCTCCTTAAGAATTACAACACCACTGCCTTCAGATCGGTTTCCTATTCTTGTATTCAAATTGAAGTTTTCTTTTAATATACTCATTATTTCTTTTCTTGTCCTAGTTCTTCCACTTTCTTTTCTCTCTTTATTTTTTGAAGAGGTTACTTCAATTTCTTCTTCATCTTTATTCTGCTGTTCCTGATGGTAGTCTTCTAACATATTAACCTTCTCTTCCAAATCTTTAATCCTACTCAACATCTCAAGAATAATTTTATCATAATTCATCTCAAAACCTCCTCTGTTTTATTTAATTATATCATATACTATCACGACTTATTTGTCAATGATAAATTTAGATATAATTAGATAAACAAAGATAGAATGTTGAATTTATATCTTTAAAGTTCTATTTTTCTTCGGCCCTGCTCTTATTTTCGTGCTTTTCTACCATCTTTTTAAGTTCTTCATATTTATCTAGGCTTTCCCAAGGAAAGAGCACACTAGAAAAATGTCCATAGGTTGCTGTTTCGGAATAGCTGATATCCCTAAGTCTTAGGTGTTCAATTATGGCTGCAGGCTTTAAATTAAATACATCCTTGCAGGCCTTGGTTAAAATTTCATCGGAAACAGTCCCGCTTCCAAAAGTATTAATAGAAAAGGAGACAGGGTTTGCCTTTCCAATGGCATAAGAAAGAGCGACCTCGCATTCATCTGCAAAATCGCCCCATATAATATGCTTGGCTATGAATCTCGCCATATAGGCTCCACTTCTATCGACCTTGGTTGGGTCCTTACCACAAAGGGCACCGCCACCATGGGAAGCCAGACCTCCATAAGTATCTACCATTAACTTTCTACCTGTTAGACCTGTATCAGCAGTAGGTCCACCAATAACAAACCTTCCTGAAGGGTTGATTAGGATTTCTGTCTTTTCATCAAAAGGAAAGTCCTCAAAAGCAGGGTAAAGAACAGTGTGGATAATTTCTCTTTTTAATTCCTCATAATCCTTATCTTTATGATGGTGGGTGGAAACAACTATGGTCTTTACCCTTACGGGTTTATTATCCTCATATTCAATAGTGACCTGAGCTTTTCCGTCTGGGAAAATACCCTTAATCAACTTATCTTTCCTTGCCTTATCCAGCCTCTTAGTTATTTTATTAGATAAAACAATGGGAAGAGGGAGCATTTCTTTAGTTTCCCTTGTAGCATAGCCATACATAGTTCCCTGGTCACCAGCACCTATTAAGCTATATGGATCCTTTATTCCCTCCCTAAACTCTAAAGCATTATCTACACCAGCCTTAATATCTGGGCTCTGTTTCTGTACAAATACATAAATCAAGAACTTAAGAGGATTATATCCCACTTTTTTTAAGGTCTGTCTTACGATGCTTCTAATATCTAATTTCTCGCTACAGGTGATTTCGCCCGCCACGATTATCTTTCCCTTGGTTGCCATTACCTCACAAGCAGCTCTTGAAGCCTTATCTTTTCTAAAGGCTGCATCTAGTATCTTATCTGCAATTAAATCGCAGAGTTTATCTGGATGTCCTATACACACACTTTCAGATGATTTTTCTCTTTTCATTTCTACCTCCAATATTTTATTTACCTGTACGAGCAGTTAATAATCTTTCCATTACATTGTCTTGAGGATTATTTCCTGTGTATTCTGATAGAGAGTTCTCTTTTACAATTTGGAATATTTCAAGCCAGAGCCTATTGGTCTGTGTCATATAGTTTTGGCTCATGGCAACATAGGGACTTTGCATTGCATTTCCTGTTGTTGGATGTTTGGCTAAAAAACCAAATTCAGTAACTGCTTCTTCACATTGGATCCATCTAGCTACGCTCATAGCATACCTTTCGAGAAGCTGGGGAGAGATAAGAGCAGCACAGCCTCTTTCATTTAGCCAGTTCCATGTATCCCTATAAATATCTCCAGCAACTAGAGTCTTTCCATCTTTTTGAACGGCCTCTAACATTTTGCTTGGCTCTGGCATTTCTATACCCTCTAGGTCTGCTGCATTTTGAAATTCCATTATTGTAAGTGTCCTACCGCCAGGATTACCCTCGGTAATTTTATCTACTAAAGCCTTCTTTTTAGCACCAGCTCCTATACGAGCACCACCTCTATTAGTGCCGTCTTTAGCCATATTTTCATCACCTCATTTTTCTCTTAGCCTATTACCCCCTTTGAAACTGCATTTTTTTACACGAAGGCCCACGCCGCTGTCCGCTTATGAAAGTTTCAGAGATTTACTAGCCCCACCGCTCACCGCTTTTGGCTGTGATGGAGGAGTGGCAGCTCTTGCATAGGCTCATCAGGTTAGAGAAGTCATTAGAGCCGCCTTGGCTTAGGGGTTTGATGTGGTGGACCTCTTCTACGGGAGTCAGCCTTCCGTGTTTCTTACACTCTTCACAGAGAGGATGCTCCTTGACATACCTATCTCTGATTCGCTTCCAAGCCCTGCCGTATCTTTTGTTAGACTTAGGATCTCTTTGATACTTATTGTAGTTTTTATTGACTAGGCTTTTATGTTTCTCACAGTACCTATCATAAGTAAGTTCAGGACAACCAGGGTAGCCACAAGGGCTCTTAGGTTTTCTTGGCATTAAAAGCACCTCCTTATTTTAGGCATGAAAAAACTCCCACAGGATTTCTGTGAGAGTTCTAATAATTTTTGCTATCTTAATACTATCATAAGAAAGTTTTGAAAAGTAGTGAATTAGTGTGCACTCTTTAAAAAACTAGTTTAATATTCTTCCTAAGTCATTTAAGGCTTTACCATGTAATATATGAATCCATCTAAGGCTGTAGTGCATATCAACTGCTATCTGTTCCCAGGTCTCAAAGCAGAGGTATCTTTTTTCAAGTAGGGTTTGATACTCTCTATTTTCTACACTCTTAATAGCTGCTACGATTTCAGTCTTTAAATCAACTAACCTATCAATATCTTCATTTATTTCATGCTGCAGATCAATAATCTTACAAATGGTATTTTCCATAGTTGAAGTAGCCTTGTTAGGGTTCTTTGGCATATGAGAGAGAGTAGAGCTGGCTTTTGTGGCCAAGGCATTAAGTGAATCAAGCTGCTCTATCTTACTTTGTATTCTTTGATCCAGCCTGTAGGCTTGGTTTAGAAATTCTTTAACTGTCATAGGTGTTCCTCCTTCTATTTAAGTTTGCTTTAACTGCATTTATAAGGTCCTCTTGGGTTTTCTTTTTTCTTCTCAAGGCTTTCATAACATCCTCGTCAATAGTTCCTTTAGTAATAATATGGTGGATTACAACAGTATCTTTTTGACCTTGTCTCCATAACCTAGCATTGGTCTGCTGATAAAGTTCTAGTGACCAAGTTAAACCAAACCAGATAAGAGTTGATCCTCCACCCTGTAAATTAAGTCCATGACCCGCTGACGCTGGATGAATTGCAGCCACCTGAATTTTTCCTTTATTCCATTCTTCTATATCTTTTGAAGTTTTAATTTCCCTTACAGAAAACCTATCTTTTATACGTTTTAAATCATGCTTATACCAATAGGCTATTAGAACTGGCTTTCCGTTTGCAGCTTCAATTAAATCCTCCAATGCATCAAGCTTTCGACTGTGTAAAATATGAGTATTTTTGTCCTCGTCATATACAGCACCATTGGCCATTTGTAATAATTTCCCCGATAGAGCCGCTGCATTTACTGCATCTATTTCTTCATGGGCAATTTTAGCTACCATATCTTCTTTAAAATTCTCATATATATCTTTTTCTTTTGCATCCATAAAAACAGGTACTTCATTAATAATGCATTCTGGCATCTGTAGAAAATCCATGGATTTCATAGAAATTGTAATATCTGAAATTAAATCATATATCCTATGTTCAGCTCCATCTAAGGGTTTATAGGAAAAAATCATATGTTGATTTCTTTTATCTGGCTGAAAGAAACTATTACGGTAGTGGGTTATATACCTTCCCAGTCTTTTGCCCATATCTAAGATTCTAAACTCTGCCCATAAATCCATTAGCCCATTGCTAGAAGGAGTTCCTGTCAGTCCAACTATTCTTTTTACTTTAGGCCTAACTTTTAATAAGCTTTTAAATCTCTTTGCTGTATGAGATTTAAAGGAAGATAATTCATCAATAACCACCATATCGTAATTAAATGCCAATCCACTTTTATTTATTAACCAGTCAACATTCTCTCTGTTTATTAAATAAATACTAGCTGGAGTATTCAGGGCCTCTAATCTCTCTTTTTCACTTCCAATTGCAACTGCATAGTCTAGCTCTCTTAAATGATCCCACTTTTTTATTTCTGCTGGCCAAGTATCCCTAGCAACTCTTAGAGGTGCAATAACTAGAACTTTTCCTACTTCAAAACTATCAAGGCATAGGTCAAATATTGCAGTTAAAGTAATAACACTTTTACCAAGTCCCATTTCTAGAAATATTGCAGATATAGAGTTCTCTAAAATAAACTTTGTGGCATACTCTTGATAGTCATGAGGTCGATATTTCATCTAAAATACCTCCTATTAAACTTGCATTATCTATTACATAGCAGGAAAATCCTAAAGCTTGAAACTGCTTTATTCTTCTTTTTTGAAGGGGCCTAAGTTTTTTACCTTTTGCTTTCAACTCAATAAAGGCCATTTTTCCTTTAGGTAGTAAAACTAATCTGTCTGGCACTCCATCAAATCCTGGACTAACAAATTTAGCTGCTATTCCTCCCATGCTTTTTACTTCTTTTACTAGCTTTTTTTCTATATCTTTTTCTAACATAAATTCCTCCTTAGAAAGTAAGGAACAAGAAAACAACTTTTAACAGTTTTCTCTATACGTGCGTGTGCGTGCATGTACACAGCCTACTACTAGCTATTTATATAACTCTTAATTCTATAGATTATTCTTGTTACACTTGTTCCTTATGGCTTTTAGCCCTTATTTCATCTATCTTTAAGGGTGAACAACTTTTGTAACAAGGCCTGCTACAAGTTTTCTTGTTCACTTTTTCTTTCGTAGGCTCTTTGCCTTCCATAGATAGAAAATGTAACAACTCCGTTCTTGTTCCCTGAATACTTGTCCCAACCAGGAATCTTTCTCATAATGGCTCCTATTGCATAGGAATCAGCAATTTTTATTGAAGAAGCATCTTTGCCAAAACACTCACACCAAATTTCCATGTTGCAAACTAACTTCCGTTTTACAGTGCCTACACGGCTTTCGCCGCCAAACTCGCTACCGCCGAGGAAATTTCTACGCTCGTATAAAGACATGTCATCCCATTCCTCAGGTAAAAGTGTATCAAGATAAGTTCTAACAAGACCTTCTCTTTCATCAGTCTCCATGGCATCGGCCTGCTCTGTTGTTGCCCATCTGGCATCATCACCTTCCAGATATAGCTTTTCTCCACTCTTATATAAGACCAGAGTTTCTGCCCAAATCTGCTGTATCTCTTCCTTGGTCATTTGCCAAGCTTTTTTATCACTTTGTCCACTAATCCTTACAGGCCAGAATCTTCTATTTCCTGTTATATCTCTTAAAAATCCACTTTCTGCATTGGTAGATCCTACAATCACGCATTGCCTTGGATGGCTTTCTACATTAACACCATAACTGGCACGATATTTATCATCAGATCTAGAAATAAAGGACTTTACAACTTCAACATCTGTCTTTCTCATTCCAGCCAGCTCTCCAAGTTCTAGTAACCAGTAACCTTGTAATTTTTCAGGGCCTGCTTTATCTTTCATATCTGTAAGAGTTAAACTATCTGAAAACCACTCACCTGCAAGCTTCGCAAAGAAGGTGGACTTTCCTATTCCTTGTGGACCATTTAGAATAAGAACACTATCAAATTTTGTTCCTGGTCTATAAATTCGAGCCACTGCAGCCACCATAGTTTTTCTTATAATTGCTCTTGTATATGAGTTATCTGCTGCAGCAAAATAATCTATTAGTAATTTTTCAACTCTATTAATTCCATCCCATTTAGGCAAAGATTCTAAGAATTCTTTTATAGGATGGTAGGCTCTTTCAGTTGCCACAGCTAAAATTGCATCCTTTGTTTTGGTTGGAGAGTAAACTCCGTACTTTTTACTTAAATACACCTTCAAAAGGGCATTGTCAGAATCATTCCAACCACTTTTGATCTGTTCCCAAGGAAGACCTCCGTTAGCATCGATTCCGTCTCTATGACAATTAAAAGCAATATTTTGTAGCTCTTCATCGTGCCTAATTATTAGGACAAAATTATCTAAAGTGTCCTTTATTCTTCCTTGTCTATCTAGGTCTAAGGAGGTCTGCCAATCTTCATCTGAAAACTCGTCTTCAGCTTGTGATTGTCTTTCCTTTGCAAATTCTGCTTTTACTAGATCATCTTTTATGGCAAACTCCGACATGGCTATAAAAGAAGGCATTTTTCCTGGACTTGTAGTTGTAGCAGCTCTTTCATCTAAAGAGCCAAACCTGTGGATCCTAACTAGATCAAAGGCGTTAAGAAGAAGGCCACTGGCAGGATCTGTGGCATGGTGACTATAGGCAAATTTATCATCATAAATAACTACTCCAGCACTAGAATCTGCAGGAATATAATCATATCTTCCTTCCAGAGCTGAAGGCTCATAAACGGCAGTTAAAAATTTACCTATAGCTTCTCTAACCCCATAAGCCCTGCAAAAAGTACCAACAACTCCTTCTTTTAAAAGAGGATCCGCCTGCTCCTTAACCGCTTTTTTTACTATTTCAGACTGCCTACTAGATACTGGCCAAGTAGAAGTGTCTCTCCAATCTGTATATTTATTTAGATAATCATCTGGATTTAATAATTTTCCATCCTGCTCCTCAAAAACATAATCTCCATTTGAAGAAGTTGATGGCCAATACATAAGTCTGTGAGCTTCATAGGTTGTATCATCAAATAAATCTATTCCTATTTCCTTAGCTACCATTCTTCCTACTGCTGCATACTCTTCTTCGCTTATTTCACGAGCTAGAGGAATTACTAGCCTTAACCTAGGATTTTCAGGTGTATGCCTATGGGTAGAATAAACTAAGCACTTAAAATCAAAGAAAAGTGTTATTTGATCCCAAATATCAGGAGTTCCATAATCCATATCCAAGGTGAGTAGAGACCTACTTAAAACGTTACCTTTTTTCCTACGGCCAGCCTTCAAATGGCCTCCTACAAAGCCTCCCACATCTTTTATGTTGTCTTGCTGAAGCTTTTTCATTTTCTTATATTCTTCAACCGTCTCTGTAGTTCTTTGGGTTGTCTTAATCCTTGCTACAAAATCGTCCCAAGAAATATCTTGATTCTTCCACTTTTTATCCATCCTACTGTTTCCTACAGCTATTTTCATAAGGAATTTACCTCCTCACATCTATGGTTAAAATATCTGATTGGAATCCCACGCTGCTTTGCTTTTTCTATTTCCTTAGACACACCTAAAGAAATTTTATTAAAGACCCATAGTTCACTACATTTACCAAGGAGTACTAGAGCAAAGAAAAGACCTAGTTCTCTTTCTTCCTCATCTTCATCATCCATAAATTGAGGATAGTGTAGGTGGGGAGCTAGGGGAATATAGCCTTTGGAAACAGCTAACCTACAATAACCTCTTGCTCTTTCTGTATTTCTTTCTACATCTCCAGAAAAGGGAGAAGCTATATAAACTAAAGGTCTAAATCCCTGTCTTTTTTCTTTTTCAATATTGGACAAAGCCTCGTGGGGAGTAGGATCGTAATAACCTTCTGCATTGAATTTATTTATACTCATTAGTCCTCCTCCATTTCTATCTGTGGTAATATACCATTTGCCTTCAGTAGGTCATAAATAAATAGGCGGCCTTTTTGGGTCCAGTAGGTATGGACCTTGGTGCGGGTTTCACCTTTGCTACCTAAATAGCTATGGGTTTTTGTGCTGGTGTAGCCTTTTTCAGCATACTTTTGATATAAAAGCCAAATATCTCCTTGCTTAAATTGAATACCTTTTTCATGAAGATATCTGTTCATCCAAATAGCAGATTTTCCGTAATCCTTAGCAATTGCTGATGTAGATATTAAATCCTTACAATTTAAAACCACATCGTAATAAGATGCTTTTGGTTTCATTTCTGTAATTTGCTGGTTTTGAATTGCTAGAGTTTCCTCAAGTTGCCTTGATTTTTCTCTTTCCTTTTTTAGAGCTGTAAAAGCTGCAATAGCCAAATCAGGATCATTTATTAAATCATCCGTTGCATATAGTCCATGCTTTCTGATGGCAGGGAGAACTTCACTTGTTACCCAGCGTTTAAATTTCTTCGCATTTGGCATCTTACTTGATAGAATAAGGCTATAAAGTCCAGACTCATTAATGATAGGAGTATTTTGCATTCTACCAATGGAGTCCTGAATTGGGACTTCATCCTTATCTTCAACATCCACATGATCTAAGATTGCTTTTGCTGGCCTTTCATAGCCGAGAATACTTGCTACATCCTTTCCTATAAAGTAAGGGACACCATCAACTGTTACCGCTCTTACAGATCCAATCTCTGGATTTTTGTAAATTTGTAAGTTCATAAAAAAACCTCCTGTGCTTTTATTAGAGGTAAGTGCCTCTATTTAATAGCCACAGGAGGAGCTAAAAGTTGAGCTTTTTATAAAAGTTTTTTTAATCTTTTTGATAAAACATACATTCAAAGCCATCAGCATCTAACAATAAGCCTTTTGCCCAGCTTGGTGTTCTCGACATTATTCTACAAACCTTTGAGAGAGAATCACCCACATCTGCTTCAATTACCACTTCATCATGAACATGGGCCACAATATAATAATCTTTTAGTGTCTTCATGGCATAGCATAAAATATCACGACTGATAGCTTGGACAATATTCTCCACAAACTTAGGACCATAGCTTTCAATCCTTTCCCATTTCTTAGTTCCACCAACTCCTTCATAGGTAACTGCTTCTCCTCCAAATTTATTCTCACCAATTCTAGGCTTTACATAGGCAAGCTTCCTACCTGAAGGAAGAACTATAAACATCATTCCGCTTTCATATAAAAAATTAATTCCGTGTGTTTGGGTAGGTGTCTTTTGTTTAACACATATCTTTGCAGCTCGGTCAACATCCCACCATAATTTAGTTATATTTGGATTTGACTGTCTCCAGACATTAACTAAAGGCTGTAGCTCCTCTTCTTCAAGCCCCATATTTAAGGCTCCCATTGATTTTAAAGCTCCAATACTTCCTCCATAGCCTAAGGCTAATTCTGCTATTTTGCCTTTCTGCCTCAGATGACCATTTACACCATTTTTTTCGACTGGCACTTTAAACATCTGAGAAGCTGAAGCACAGTAAATATCTCCACCCTCAGCAAATACATCTACTCTCCATTTTTCACCTGCCAGCCAGGCAATAACCCTTGCTTCAATTGCTGAAAAATCTGCAACTATAAATTTTTTGTCTTGGCTTGGAATAAAAGAAGTTCTGATTAGTTGGGATAGGGTATCTGGAATGTCTTCATATAAAAGCTCTAAAGCTTGGGTATTATTTTCTTTTATTAGATTTCTTGCCTCTTCTAAATCACTCATATGGTTTTGAGGTAAATTTTGAAGTTGTATTAATCGACCAGAAAATCTCCCTGTCCTATTGGCTCCATAAAACTGAAACATACCTCTGGCCCTTCCGTCTCTACAGACTACATTTTCCATGGAGGTATATTTTTTTATAGAAGATTTAGCCAGTTTCTGCCTAAGTTCTAAAACTGTTTTATAAGGCTCATTTACTTGAGCTACCATCTCTGATACTTCCTTTTTGCCAAGGCTATCCATCTTTATTCCATTCTCATTAAGCCAGCCTTTCATTTGCTGCACCGAGTTTGGATTTTCTAGATCAGTAATTTCCTGCATTATATTTCTTAGCTTCTCACTTGAGTCTTCATCTATAGAAATTGCTTGTTTAACAAAATGCATATCTATAGCAATACCCCTATCATTTATTATTTGGTCCAATACATATTCAGACCAAACAAAGTCAGGTAGAGGAAATTTTGATAGTCTTTCTTGTATTAACATTTCTGTTTCTACGTCTCTAGCATTATATTCTTTAAATCTCTGCCACTTTTCCATATCATGCCTTGGTAAATTTCTGGTCCTTCCACCATTACTTTTTGTAGGATTGCAGGGAAGACAAAAATATCTAATTAGATCTTTACCTTCTATCAGCTTTTGCTTTTCCAAACCTAAAACAGCTCCTACCCCTTCTAATGATAAGGGAAGGCCCATATAGGCAGACCAGATCATTGAACATCTCCAGGATGAAGGGTTTAAATATTTTCCTGTTTCTAAGCCTAGAAACTTTGATAAACATATCCTCTCAAACATGGCATTAAAAGCCCATTTAATAATTTTCTCGTGCCTGCAAAGCCCATGATAATCTCTTCAGGAATTTTCTCTCCTTGGGTAAGATCTATAACATTTACTTCTTTACCATCTATGGAATATCCAAATAAAAGGATTTCAAAATCCTCACTTTCTGCATATCTATAGAACACCTGACCTAGCAAGATTAACACTAGAATAGGTTTCTATATCAATTGAAATAGATTTCATTTATACCATCCTCTCCAATGAAAAATAAGGCGGCAGTCTACACCACCACCTTATTAATCTACATATTCTAAGCTAAGAAATCATCATCTCTAAGGATGTAAACTCATCGGCAGCACTAG